ATTTTTAATTACAGCTAGTGCAAAGAAAGTTTTTCCAGTTGAACTCTCTCCAGAAATTGCGGTAATTTTATTTCCTGAGACTCCACCAAAAATGGAGCCACTAACAAGAGCATTAAAAATATAAGAACCAGTATCAACAAATGTTTCTGATTCATTAATTTCAGATGCCAGCTGCGTATATTCACCGCCAATTTCTTTAACAATATCTTTCAAGAAATCCATAGTTTTCTCCAATAAATTTAAACAAAAAATGAATCAAGTGTACTTTTCTTTTCCGTGTGCCAACCAATAATGTGCAGAATTGCCTCTAATGGTTTCATAAATGTCTTATCAAATTGCATTTCATAATCAATGTACTTATTTAAATTAAATTCTGGTGGCAATGTTTGAATGAATGCAATAACATTTTCTTGAATTGGATTTGGAAGTTTTAAATAGCAAAATTTAATTTTTTCCCCATTCTTAATGTCGGAATATTTTTTCTGAAGTTTATGCTGCTTCAGATAATGATTATAAAGTATCGAGCCCCTAACATGAATTGGTGTTCCTTTAATGTACATTGAAAGATTCGATCTAAATTTAGTCAACTCATTTACAGATTTAGTAAATGAAACTTCTTCTGGAGTGAGATTAAAAAATTCAATTCTAGTAGTTTCAATATAATCAATTAGTTCGGCTTCAGTAGATGACATAATTAACTGAATTGCTTTCTTAATTCTATCTCTACAAAAAGCAGGAGTAGAAGAACGAATAGCCTCAATGCCAGTCATTGCAAGTTCTGGCTCAGAGTAACGAACTCCTTCATTATCCCACACATTTGCAATATATCGCTTCTTGGCGATAAATACTGCGCGATCAGTAATCTTCTCTCGCTTCATATGTAACTTATGTGCATAAGCGTTCAAGTAATCCGCAAGTTCTTTGTACGATTTGTCAACATAATCTTGAATTTTAGTAGAAAAAATCTGATCCAGAAAATCAATAATTTCCAACTTTGATGGACTTTTACCCTTATAAATTGTATCTACTAAAGGTTTCATATTCAAAAATGCAGAGTCAGTATCACAATAAACTACATAATCTACATTTTCTGTCTTCAATACTTTATTAAAATACTCATTGAATTTCTTTTCGATCCAACGAATTGCAAGTTGCCCAGTATAAGTAACTGCCTCGGCATTCCTTAGATCATAGAATCTAAAATAAGGATTTCCAGTTGCTCCATAACAAGAATTCAAGCAAACTTTGATTGATTGCTCTTTTATACTATACATTGAAATTTGTTTTTTGAGCTTGGTATTGTGAGTTTTTTCATACTCTTTCTTAAGCTCTTTCATTTGATCCTTGTATAATTTCCTCTTTTGGAACATTTTTTCTAATAGCTCTGGGAGAAACCCCATCCTATCTTTCCTATACATTGATCCATTTGGAGCAACCGCATATTCAAAATTATCTGGTATTTTTGTAGTTTGATCTAAAACCGAATCAATAGTTATCGAAGAAAATTTTCTGTCTATCAATGTGTCTGGACTCAAATTTAGTAACATCATAATATGTGGATATAGTGATGTCAAGTCCATACTTACCACATAATCGTATGAACCTGGAATTGGTTCCTTAACAAATGCACCAGCAAATTTACTTAATTTTTCTTTTGCTTCTGACTTCAGTGGAATGACTATGTACTGCCTGCGAAGATAATTGTAAATGATTGTATCCCACATTCGAACCTGATAAAAAACATCTTCAAAATTAGTTTTAGAATCATATGCCAACATTATAGCTAGCTCTATCATATGAAGTTTGTCTTCTAATCTATTGACGAGTTCTGTATCAATAACATTATATTCTACGAAAGTATCCCAATCTTTATCATAAAAATCTTTAAATGTCTCATATTGACTATGATCGAGTTTGTTTTTACCAAGCTCATTATACGCGATAGTATCAAGCCTGAAATTCTCTGGCTTCTTAAATGAATACTTCTTATAAACATCAAGATAATCTATAATCGATACACCAAAGATATCATATACAGTTTGTTTTTCCCCAATACGAACCTCAACTTGTCGGTCGGAAATCCAATGATATGGAGATAGTTTTTTGGTTTCTTTCTCTCCTATTATTCGGTACATTCTACCAATAATATATGGAAAATCATAATAAGTACAATTCCAACCGGTTACAATCTCTGGAGTATTATTCTGCCAAAAATTTAAGAAGGAATGAATTAGTGCGGTTTCATCTACACAATAAATGTATTCATGATTTTGTAATTTTTTAGAAAATTTTCTTGTCCCCCATGTGTAGATTTTCTTCGATGTATAATCTTGGATTGTAATCAATAAAATCTCTTCATCGCAATTTTTCGGATCTGGAAATCCATTCTCAGAAGAAACCTCAATATCAATTGCCCAGATAGACATTTTTGTTATATCATAATCAATCTGTTCTTCCGGATAATTATCAGAAATATACTGATAAATTGCAGTTTCATTCCCGTAAATTTCAAATCCTTCTACATCTTTGTAATTTTCAATATATTGTTTACACTCTTTGATTGTTCCTGGTTGTATTGGTTTTACATACTTCCCATCTAGTGTCTTGTATTCAGTTTTTACCTTCGAAGCAACATAAAATGTTGGCCTATACTCTACTACATCCGAAAATTTTTGTCCATTTTCATATCCTCTGACATAAATTCTGTTCCCAAGTTGCTTGACATTAGTGTACCAACGCATTATTTTTTAATCAGTGACTTGTACTTTTTGAGAATGGTGGATTTTGGATGTTCTATAACTGTCAGTATCTTATCGGAGCAGATCAAGAATGTTTGTTGGTCTGCAACCTCGATTAGCCATTGCTGCAAAGATATAGAGTTGGTGATTTTATCATACAAAATCACATAAGGATCATCTAGCTTACAATTTGGTTCTCCAATATCAGCAACAACTTCTTCAATTTTTGATATCAATTTTTGACCATTTTCAAGAACCAAAATTTGTATAGATTCATTTGTTTCTATTGTTGTGTCTTCCATGGGTACCTCGTTGGTGTCCCCATCATAGCACAAAAAAAGAGGGGAGTCAACTGGATTTTGCCAGTACTCCCCTTTGCGCCGACGATATTTAATAGGCAGAACTATTTAGAACCAAACTTTTTTCTTCTGGTGTTCCGGAATAATTTTGGTAAGCCGTACACACAAAAGACCATCTTCAAATAAAACTTCTTTCACTTCAACATCATCAGATATTGTCCACGACCTGGTAAACGCTCGTTGTGCTAGTCCATGATGGACATATTCTTTACCAGAATCCACTTCTCGTTCACCCTCGATGAACAGTTTATTATTTTCTGTATACACAGTGATTTGATTTTTCTTGAATCCGGCTAATGCGACTTCTAATCTAAATTCTGTGTTACTTTCACGAATTACATTATATGGTGGATAATTAGTTTCTGTTTGATGTAATGCCCCAAATCGATGAAACCATTCATCCATTCCAATTGAATACTTTTCAATATCGTTTAAAAATTTTTCGATATTTCCAGTATTGTACCGAACTAATGTGTTCATGTGTTTTCTCCTTAATAAGCGAGCTAGTAAGTCAAACCCGAAGCGTTTGACATTACTATTTTATAAGAGAAGTACAAAAAATCAAGAGTATGGAAACCGTAAATAATTATTCGGTTTCCATCCCACGCTTTTTGGAGCCAATAGAATATTTTGCTTCTAAAATCCACTCGTCCTTTTCTTTGTAAGGAAGAACCTTGATTTGATTCAATGGAGCAATATCTGTAATTTTATCTGGATTGACTACAGTTACGAGACCCCAATCAGAAAGGAGTTTGATGATTCGATTTCTACGCTGAACATCATTAACTGTTAGATTAGCATATTTGCCGTCAAGTGCAAATAGCTCCTTGAAGCTCACAAGGTAATACTTACCTTGTTTATGGAGAATGTGAACTGACTGATATAACTTCTTTTCTTTCCTGGAAGCAACACCAATTCTAGTCAGAGTTTCTCGAACTTTAAGGAAATCATCAGGCTCAGATAAAGATATCTCAACCATCATATCAGGAGTCCATTTTACCTGAGGTTCATTAATAGTAGTCATTTTGTGCCACCAGTATCAAGTTTAGATTTAATGTAATTAATTTGATCTTTAGATAGAATATTTAAAACTTGAGATGCTTTCTCATCATTATAGCCATAATAAGCTTTAATGTATTTTAAATTTTCTACTGTATCTTTTGTGATCCAAGAAGAAAATCTCTTCTTTTTTCTCAAACTATTTAGATAAAATGAATATTGCATATCTTTATCTAGATTGCAATGTATATTCATTTCATTTGCAAAAAGTATGGTATCTAAAAACGAAGATAAACACCTATTAATAATATATGGTGGATAAGACTTTATATTGTCTACATCTTCCCCAATCAAATTTTCTTTTGTAAAATTTACTGAGTTCAACCAGTCTTTTAATTCATAATTCATTTCCATTCGACCTCACACATAACTTCTGTGAGGCACGCAAGAAGATTTATTTCATTATCGGCAACAAATGCACTTCTATATTGATATTTGGAAATAATCAAAATAGCTGCTGGAATTGTAGATTCAACTGCTGCTTCATATAAAGTATCATAGACCTTACGAAGAACAATGTTTGGATCATTATCCATATTCTGAATAACCCACTTACGAACTTCGGTGAAATTTTTGTTTTTCATGAAGTCAACAAGATTAGAAACTTTAATATCTGCTACATTCGCTAGTATCCCAGAATCAATTTTACCCCCAGAAGAGTACCTCTGAATTTCATTGAGAGTTCGACGAAAGTCAGGAAAGTATTTATTAATCAGACCAACAATTGCTGGAGTCTCATATTCAATTCTTTCTTTTGTTAGAATTTCATTAATCCTCTTCATGAATTCAGCAGCAAGCTTTGGCTTTTCCTTTACTGGAATTGAAAAATCAATAACTGCTGCGCGAGAATGTAATGGCGGAATAAGTTTATTCTTATAATTGCAAGTAAATACGAAAGTACAATTGGTCTGAAGCTCTTCAATTGATGCTCTGAGTGCAAGTTGGGCATCATTCGTCAGATTGTCCGCCTCG